AAAGGAACGTGTTTGCTCCCGTCAATGCCGTGGAATAAAGTTTGAAAGTGATCATCAAACTTATTACTATATTTCATTATCTTATAAGCTATCATGAGTCGTATCCCTCTTCTCCAGTAGGATTTACATATTCGTACAGATCATCACCTACCTTACGGATATAATCTCGGTGTAATCCTTCAAAGAGTAATCTCTCCTCGTCACATTCAAAGTTAAAGTCTGGTGCGTGACGCTGCCAGAACATCAGACTAGTTAGTTGTTCATTCGTCTTCATGGTACACCTCGTCAATCCTGTTAACCATGAGATTCCACGTTAACATCACGCCCATCATGAAGGCAGCTTTCTCACTACCCTCGTACATCTCTGCATAATCAATAATCTCGTCAGCATCCTTTGGTGACGCTACGAACCCAAACTTCTGTATATTACTTGGCATTGAAATAACCCTCCTCAAGTTGGTCATGGTTCTGCCACTGACTGATCAAATCACCATCATCTAACATATACCAGTTAATATTACCTTCGCTTGTTACCAGACGAACATAGACATCATCATTAATGTTATCTACAATCAACGTAAAAGTTCCCTTCTCAAGTGCTGTAATATTCATCGTGCCTGTCTCCTAGCTGAAGTGTAAGCGTTCTTCAAAGTGTCAGATAGACTATCGCCAGTGGTTTGACTCAGCTTAATGTAGTACTCAAGCGCCATCAACTTAGGCCAGCCTCGATCCATCCTCAAACGATTAACATCTCTCATGGTGTACATCATAACTATTCCTCAATATTCTTAAATAAATAATTTCCCTAGGAAACTCTCTAGACTTCAGAGAATTTCCCTAGGAAACTTTCCTTATTGACCGATGGCCTTGTAAGTATTTAGTAATTCCTGTACTTCGGCAGTGGTTATTTCTGCATTCTCAGCGTCGAGCCATTTCTTGATCTGTTCCAACTTAGTTGGTGGTGTCTCGTTATAAACAGCCTTCCGATACTCGGCATACGTGTCGAAGTTATTCGGGCTTATTTGCATCGAACAACCCTTCTTGTATGTACTGATCACTTGACGCACTGCCTGTACTTGTTTCTTCTGTACTGGGTCCGCGTCTTTGCCTGAGCCTTTTGGATAAGTTTTAGCAACATCGAGCTTGATTGACGCGGCCATTGCTTGGTTGTTCATATCGACACGACCATCTTGCATTGCAGTAGCTAACAAGCGTCTTGCGTCATTGGTATTGTCAGTGGCTTTAACTTGTTTGTTCAACATGTTACCGACGTTTTTAATTTCTATTGTGTAATTCATAATCATATTACCTTTTGGTATATTAATGTTTAGGAGAATTTCCTAGGGAAACTTTCACTCCTCAAATTCTAGACTCGCTTGCCCGTTGAGACTAGTCCAATCAATAGACGGACTAACCCCTTGTTCCAACAAACGAGCCGAGTTATTAAAGAGCGGGTAGTATCAGGGTAGTAACTAAACCTAATTACTTATCTAACCTACAAGTATAGTATACGCTAACCATATCGAGGCGTCCAAGAACTGTTAGCTATATGCTTAGTTGTTTTAGTTATATGGGGAGTATAATTTATATCTATGGGTACCAACTTAGGCATACATCTGGTGAATATGCAGAGTCTCTAATGTACTAATGAGAATGAGTCGCAGTTGCATATTAGATTCTACTACATTAGGGTAGTCTACATTAGGGGACGGGGGGAGGTGAGGGCGTGTGTCATAGTAGCGGTACCACCTCAGATACAAAAAAGAGTCATATTAGGTTGTCAAAGAATTGACATAACTATATGATCTAATTAACTAAACACTGGGTAGATGTACAGTAGTTAAAGGAGAGATAGGGGAGAGTAGCGGAGTCATTACCAGAGGGGCTGCGGAGTACAATGGAGTCTATCACTGGAGACCCGCCAAGTCAGCTACTAAGAAGTGTCCGTATAGGGCTATGCCTACAGGGGGAGTATTACTAATTAGTAATTAATGCTTGACTTTTGAGTAAAAGTGTGATACCCTCTCTCTACTATATAGATCCAACACACTACGACACTCAATGAATGATAATCTTTAATCCTATCATCCTCAACGTCCTCTTGTTAGAAACTATATAGACTCTATAGAGTTACTAAGTAGCTGTTGTCTCTTCTTCTGTTTGTTCTGTTTGAACATAAGGGTTGAAGAATAATCATCATGAGTAAAAATAGAATGTCTAAAGAAGAAGTAGTAAAGCGTAAGAGAGGTCGTCCAACTAATGCCTCAATTGCTGCAAAGAAGAAAGGTAACAGGAACTCTGTAGGTCGTCCTAAAGGAGATGCTGCTAGGATCAATGAGCTTAAAGCAAGGTTGTTGGCTACTAGTGGGGATAAGGTTATCAATAAGGTGATAGCTATTGCGTTGGAAGATGGACACCCTGTGCAATCAGCAGCCTTGAAGATGTGTATGGACCGAGTACTTCCTGTTTCCTATTTTGATAAGAAGAATGAGAGTGGTGGTCGTAATGCTGTCTCGATTACTATTACTGGTGTTGGTGGTGATACCACTGTTGTGGGTGGCGATGCCATCGAAGGAGAATACGAAGATGTCAATTAAAGATATTATACTAGATGCTTATAGCGAACGTGCTGATGTGCCTAGGGAGATTGGTCTAAGTAATATCAATGACTTCAGTAGGAAGGTGTCTGGTGTTGAGAGTTCTTATGGAACTAACCTAACCAACTCTACAAGTTCTGCTCGTGGTATTTACCAGTTCCTTACTGAAGGGAAAGGTAATGCTTTCCAGACAGGATTGAACCGAGTTAAGAATGCATACACCAACGCAGGTATAGAAGTACCTGACTACATTGCTAGAGCACGTAAGCATAATGATCCTATCAAGTTAACAGATTCTCAACAAGAAGAAGTAATGTTAGCTAATGTTTATATGCACCCTGAGTCTAACCTCAAAGGTATGATTGAAGGTGACAATAAATCTGCAATGAACCTGTACAGGAAGTATCATCATACTGATATGGACCATGCGGCCACAGCTGACAGAGCTTCTGAGTTCTTTAAACCAACGGAAGAGATAGTTACGGAGACGGGTGAGGTTGTTCAACAGCCTAGAGGTATGGGTAGTATATGGGATACTATTACTAGTCCTTTCGACTCAGGGGCATTCGATGCCATACAAGGTAACTATGTAGTTAAGCCTAATGATAACATGTATCAGATAGCTAAACGCCATGGTATGTCTTTAGATGATCTCGTATCCATTAATCCTCAAGTAGCTAATCCTCATATGATTAACGTAGGTCAGGAGTTGAATCTAGGTAACGGATGGTTCGATAAACTATAATGACTGATCTTAATGTACAATTACTAGATTGGCAGCAAGAAGTATTCAATGACCCTCACCGCTTTAAGGTAGTTGCAGCAGGACGGCGTTGTGGTAAGAGTAGGTTAGCAGCGTGGGCCTTAATAATTGAAGGTCTACAGGCAACTAAAGGACACGTATTTTACGTTGCCCCTACTCAGGGACAGGCGCGTGATATCATGTGGGAAACTCTAATGGAGTTAGGCCACACTGTTATCAAAAGTAGTCATATAAATAACTTACAGATTAAGTTAGTGAATGGGACAACAATAGCTCTGAAAGGTGCTGACCGTCCTGAGACTATGCGTGGTGTTAGCTTGAAGTTCTTGGTAATGGACGAGTATGCTGACATGAAGCCTGAAGTGTGGGAACAGATACTACGTCCTGCACTTGCTGACCAAAAGGGACGAGCAATATTCATTGGTACTCCTATGGGACGTAACCATTTCTATGACTTATATCGTCATGGACAAGGAGATGATCCTACCTTTGAGAGTTGGCACTTTACTTCTTATGATAACGACCTATTAGATCCAGAAGAGATTGAAGCTGCTAAAGGCAGTATGTCATCCTTTTCGTTCCGTCAAGAGTTCCTAGCCTCCTTTGAAGCATCTGGTGGTGCTATATTTAAAGAGGATTGGATACAGTTTGATACTGAGGAACCTATGGGAGGGGAGTACTATATCTCCGTTGACCTTGCAGGCTTTGCTGATATTGCTAAAGCCACTACCTCTAAACAAAAGAAACTAGATACCACAGCCATATCAATTGTTAAGGCAGGAGATGATGGTTGGTGGGTAGATAATATTATATATGGACGTTGGGACGTTAAGAAAACTGCTGAGAAAATCTTTCAAGCAGTTAGAGACTACCAACCAGTTGCTATCGGAGTGGAGAAAGGAGCATTGAAGAATGCTGTATATCCTTATCTAACCGATTTAATGAAACAGAACCAGACGTTCTTCCGTGTTGAAGAATTAACGCATGGCAATAAAAGAAAAACTGATCGTGTGGCATGGGCTTTACAAGGCCGCTTTGAACACGGACAGATTACCTTAAATGAAGGTAAGTGGAATACAGAGTTCTTAGATCAACTGTTCCAGTTCCCTAACCATTTAGTACACGATGACCTAGTGGATTCGCTGGCGTACATAGATCAGTTAGCTAAAGTTAGTTACGCCTACGATTTTGAAGAAGATGATTACGAATTTATGGATGCGGTAGCAGGATACTAATTATGTCAGAAAATGAACTACTAATTGAAGAGACTGCCCAAGGGTGGATCATGGATAAATGTGATAGCTGGCGCGATCATTTTGAATCCAACTATCAAGATAAGTTTGATGAATATAATCGTCTATGGCGAGGAATCTGGTCAGGAGCAGACAGCTTACGGCAGAGTGAACGCTCTCGTCTAATCAGCCCTGCCTTGCAGCAAGCTGTTGAGAGCAGTGTTGCCGAGCTAGAGGAAGCTACCTTTGGTCGTGGCAAGTTCTTCGACATTAAAGATGATGCGGAAGACCCAGAGAATCGTGACATTGAGTTTTTACGTACGAAGCTGAATGAAGAGTTTGCTTTAAATAAGGTACGTCAGTCTATTTCTGAGTGTATCGTTAACGCTGCTGTGTTTGGCACAGGCATCGGAGAGATTGTTCTACACGAGAAGCTACGCCGTAGACCTTCTACCCAGCCAGCCCTTGATGGACAGGTAGGTACGTTTGGTGTTGTAGAAACCAAGGAAGTTACTTGCTCTATTCGTCCTGTTTTGCCTCAGAACTTCCTAATCGACCCTACTTCGTCTACTATTGATGAAGCATTAGGCGTAGCGATTGACGAGTTTGTTCCCCTACATCAGGTGGAGACTCTGATAGAGGAAGGTGTATATGAAGATGTTGACTTAGACTCGACAGCTACACACTCATTCCTTGAAGCACAAGACGATATTAACGAATATGATGATGACCGAGTACGTTTAACAAAGTATTATGGTTTAATCCCACGTACTCTCCTAGAAAGTTACCAGTTCTCAGAGGATGAAGAAGTTGTATCCCTCTCTGAGACACATGACGAGGACAAATCTTTATATGTTGAGGTAGTAGCTGTTATTGCTAATGGTGATGCTATCCTAAAACTAGAAGAAAGTCCTTACATGATGCAAGATCGTCCTGTTGTGGCGTTTCCTTGGGACGTAGTGCCTAGTCGTTTTTGGGGCCGAGGTGTTTGTGAGAAAGGTTACAATAGTCAAAAGGCTTTGGACACAGAGTTACGCGCACGTATAGATGCTCTTGCTCTTACTGTTCATCCGATGATGGCTATGGACGTTTCTCGTATGCCACGCGGCGCTAAGATGGAGGTGAAGCCAGGAAAAACCATCCTAACTAACGGAAACCCGAATGAGATTCTTCACCCTCTGCATTTCGGCAATGTGGATAATGTTACCTTTAGTCAAGCTGATCAGTTACAGCGCATGGTACAGACAGCGACAGGAGCTATTGATAGTTCTGGTTTATCAGGTGCCGTTAATGGAAACGCTGCTGCTGGTGCTATCTCTATGGGGCTAGGTGCTATCATCAAGCGCCACAAACGTACCTTAATTAACTTCCAAGAGAGTTTCCTGATTCCTTTTGTACAGGCTGCTGCTTGGCGTTATATGCAGTACAATCCTGATAAGTATCCTACTGCTGATTATACGTTTATTACCACCAGTTCACTGGGCATCATTGCTCGTGAGTATGAAGTAACACAGCTAGTCCAGTTATTACAAACAATGTCACCTGATACTCCTATGTATCCTGAATTAGTACAGTCTGTTGTTGATAACATGAACTTAGCTAATCGTGAAACTCTTATCTCTAAACTACAGGAGGCAAGTAAGCCAGATCCAGTAGCTCAGGCTAGTATGGAAGTTGAAGTTCAACAGAAGCAAGCTTATATCGCGGTACTTCAAGGACAGGCGCAGGAATCTCAGGCTAGGGTAGCCAAAATATCTACCGAGACTGAACTCTTACCTATGGAAGCTGAGACAGCGCGACTTAAAGTACTTACTACTAACATTCAAGAAGGTGACGAGGATGAAAAAGAGTTCGTCAAACGAGCTAAGGTAGCTGAGTTAGTGTTAAAAGAACGTGAGATCGTTAGTAAAGAAGCAATTGTTACGAAGCAAATGCAAGAATAGTAAAATAATACTTGACTTTCTAGAGGTTTTATGATATAGTTCATCCCACTTAACCGCGTCCTAACATAGGAGAAACGCAAATGTCAACAGAAACAGACAACGAGTTAGAGAAATATTACGAAACATTAATTGATGTTTTTCTAACCGAGGGATGGAAAGTCTTACTAGAAGATTTTGAGGACTCCGCAGAGAGTCTAAGAGATTTAGTAACTTGTAAGACTGAAAAAGAATTACACTACAGGCAAGGTCAGCTTGATATCATTGGAAAGCTTTTACGCTTTGAAGATGGTATCAGGAACTCCTACGAGGATTTTATTAATGATTCGCGTATTTGATTTTGAATGTAGTGAATGCGGTGACATTGAAGAGAAGTACATAAGCTCCGATACTCGGACAAGCTCATGCTCTAAATGTAACCAACAATCCAATCGACTACTCGCAATGCCTAGGAGTAAGTTAGAACCCCACTCAGGAGACTTTGCAGGGGCTACAATCAAATGGGCAAAGCAACGCCAAAAACAGATTGAGATTGAACGCAAGAACCCATGAGACTTCTTTTGAAGTAACCTCATAATAATATTCCACAATACTAAAGATAGTACGGAGCACACATGGCAGAGTTTTTAGATGGCAACCAAGAGCCTCAACTAGCAGATGGCGAGGAATTTGAAACCCTTGCAGAGAGTCTTTCTACAGAATCCGTTTCCCCTTCGGACAATACTGAGGAAGAGAAAGTACCTGACAAGTATCAGGGCAAGTCTGCTGCGGAGTTAATCCAAATGCACCAAGAAGCTGAGAAGCTGGCAGGGCGACAGGGTAACGAAGTAGGTGAGTTGAGAAAGCTGGTAGATGACTTCATCACACATAAGTCAGCCCCTAAAGAAACCGAAGAGGAAGCCGTAAGCGACATTGATTTTTTAGAGAATCCTAATGAAGCTTTCGACAAGAAATTAGAAAGCCATCCTGCACTCAAAGCAGCAAGGGAAGCTAATAAGAAACTAGATCGTCTTGAATCTCGTGACGCTATTTTCGCAGCTCACCCCGATGCAATGGACATTGTTCATGACGAACAGTTCCAAGAGTGGGTAGGAAAGTCTCAAGCGCGTTCTAAGAAGTTACAACGAGCAGATGCTGATTTTGATTTTGACGCAGCAGATGATTTGTTTACTTCATGGAAAGAGCAACAAGAACTAGTAGCACAGGCTAAGGCTGCTTCTGAGGGTGAACGTAAGCGTTCCCTTAAAAGTGGTAGCAATGGCACAGCTCGTGGTTCTGGTGAGGCAGCTACTAAGAAGTTCCTTAAACGGTCTGAGATATTACACATGATGCAACACGAACCTGAACGCTACCTAGCTAACAATGACGTTATTATGAAAGCGTATGCTGAAGGTAGGGTTCGATAATCTTTTATTATTAGGAACATATTATGACTACTTCTACTTATCCCGCTACAGGCGGTGCAACAACCACTACTACAGCAGCTAACTTTATCCCTGATATTTGGAGTGACGAAATCGTTGCTGCTTATAAAAAGGAATTGGTAATTGCTAACCTAGTAAACAAAATGCCAATGTCAGGTAAGAAGGGTGATCAAATCTTCATCCCTACTCCTAACCGTGGCGTAGCCCATGCGAAAGCTGCTGGCACTGCTGTAACCATTCAGAATGAGACTGCTGGTAAAATCACCATCGGTATTGATAAGCATTTTGAATACTCTCAGTTGATTGAGGACATTGCTGACATTCAAGCTCAAGCTTCTATGCGTAAGTTCTACACTGGCGATGCTGGTTATGCTCTAGCCAAGAAAGTTGAAGATGATATCTTTGACCTTGGTAAGTCTGCTAATGGCGGCAACGGCACTACTTGGGGTAAAGCCCAGGAAATTGCTGCTGACGGTACTTTGTCTGACTACGATGGCAATGGTGGTACTGCATTTAACGATGCTGGTTTCCGTAACCTAGTACAGCACTTGGATGATCTTGACGTACCTATGGATGGTCGTTCATTGATCCTTCCTCCGTCTGCTCGTAATGCTATTATGGGTATTGATCGTTATACTTCTTCTGACTTCGTAAGTGGTCAGACTGTTGTTAACGGTAAGATTGGTAACTTGTACGGTGTAGATATCTACATCAGTAACAACTGCCCTGTTGATGGCGCTTACAAGCTTGGCTTGTTCATGCACAAGGATGCTTTTGTATTCGCTGAACAGTTAGGTGTTCGTTCACAGACTCAGTACAAGCAAGAGTTCTTGGCTGATCTATTCACTGCTGATACTATTTATGGTACTGGCGTGTTACGTGACGATTCTGCTGTCGCTGTTGCGCTTCCTGCGTAAACACATTAGGCTAGCTTTTTAGCCTTCTCAAGGGGAACTGCTTAGACTTCTAGGGAGTTCCCCTTTCTTTTTATTTAAGGAAAGTGAAATGTCAACCTTCAAACAAAAGAAAGAATTAAAAGCTCAGATTGCTGCTGCAACTAAAGCAGGTAAATCTCGTCAGACTATTGGTCGGCTCCAATACAAATTGAATAACTTAACTGCTGATCCTAAAGGTAATGCGGTTAAGACGAAAAGTGGCGCTGTAGTTAAGACAAAGAGTGGCGGCACTGTACGTACAAAACCTACATCTACAGTTAAAAAGAAACGTCCTGTTGCTAAACGCAAGGCTCCTTTACGTGGTAGTCCTTCTGCTGGGCAAGTTAACACAGTTAAGGTCACAGGACTTAATGGCAAGTCTAAGGTAGTTGCAGCAGGATCAGGTAAACTGATTGATGCTAAACAAACAAAACTACACCCTTATACTAAACTAACCAACGCACAGTTAAAACGAAAAGCAGTAGCGGGTGATAGTCGTGCCAAGGCTATACTGAATATGCGTCTAGGTAAATAAGGAAGTACTATGGGAATCTATCGAGGCACAGGTGGTACAGGAGACTCTACCACTGATGCTACAATTACAGAAGTAACACAACAAGCAGTTAATGCTGCTACATCGGCTACTGATGCAGCTAGTAGTGCCTCGGCAGCTTCCTCCTCAGCTTCTGATGCTGCTACATCAGCTACATCAGCAGCAACCAGTGCGTCTTTAGCAGCAACCAAAGCAACTATAGCAACAGCTAACGCAATTAATGCAGCTCTAAGTGAAGACGCGGCAGAGCTATCAGAAACTAACTCAGCAACAAGTGAGACTAATGCAGCATCATCAGCAACTAACTCCGCTTCAAGTGCGGCTACTGCTTCAACAGCAGAAACGAATGCAAGTACATCAGCGACAAACGCCGCTACGTCAGCGTCTACGGCAACGACTAAAGCAGCTACAGCAACGACTCAAGCAACGGCAGCAGCCTCAAGTGCATCAGCATCAGCAGTAAGTGCATCAGCAGCTCAGTCTAGTGAAGATGATGCAGCTACCTCTGAAACTAATGCAGCCTCTTCAGCATCAGCAGCAGCCTCAAGTGCATCAGCCGCAGCTACGTCAGCAACAGCAGCTTCAACTGCAAAGACAGCAGCAGAGTTAGCAGAGACTCATGCGGAAACTGCGGAGACAAACGCAGAGACAGCAAAGACAGCAGCCGAGCTTGCAGAGGCTCATGCCGAAACAGCAGAGACAAATGCTAATACTGCTAAAGTAGCAGCAGCAGCGAGTCAAGCTAGTGCAACGGTATCAGCTTCAAGTGCAGCTACATCAGCCTCTAGTGCATCAACAAGTGCGAGTAATGCTTCTTCCAGTGCTACAGATGCACAGTCTAGTGAAGATGATGCAGCTACTTCTGAAACTAATGCAGCTACATCAGCCACAGCGGCAGCTACATCAGCTACGGCTAGTGCCTCTAGTGCCACATCAAGTGCCTCTAGTGCAACAACGGCAACGACTCAAGCAAATACAGCAACTACTAAAGCTACATCAGCAACCACAAGTGAAGCTAACGCATTAACTTATAAGAGTGCAGCAGAGACAGCTAAGACAGCAGCAGAGACAGCAGAGACTAACGCAGAGACAGCAGAGACAAATGCCGTAACTGCTAAGACAGCTTCTGAGGCAGCTAAGACAGCTTCTGAAAGCGCGAGAGATACTACACTTGGTTATAAGAATGAGATAACAGCCCTCACTACAGCTACTACAACTGTTGCTGCTGGTGGTTCGTCTACATCATCTTACAACTCTGGTACAGGTGTTCTTAGTTTAGGTTTACCTACAGGTGCCACTGGAGCTACAGGTGCTACGGGTTCTCAAGGGGCTACAGGGGCCACAGGTGCTCAAGGCGCCACTGGTGCTACTGGTGCTGACTCTACTGTTGCTGGCCCTGCGGGAGCTACTGGCCCACAAGGTGCTCAAGGTGCTACGGGAGCTACGGGAGCTACGGGAGCTGACTCTACTGTAGCTGGCCCTACTGGTGCCACAGGCCCACAAGGTGCTACGGGAGCTACTGGCGCTCAAGGTGCCACTGGTACAGCAGGAGCTGATGGTGATGACGGTGCTACAGGTGCTGCGGGTGCTGATGGAGCTGCTGGTGCTCAAGGTGCTCAAGGGGCTACAGGTGCTCAAGGAGCTACGGGTGCTCAAGGAGCTACGGGTGCTGCGGGTGCTGATGGAGCTGCTGGTGCTCAAGGTGCCACTGGTGCTCAAGGTGCCACTGGTGCTCAAGGGGCTACGGGTGCTCAAGGGGCTACGGGTGCAGCAGGATCTAACGGCTCCAATGGTACTGATGGTGATGATGGAGCTACTGGTGCTCAAGGCCCACAAGGAGCTACAGGTGCTACGGGTTCTCAAGGGGCTACTGGCCCTGCTGGAGATGTTCCTGAAAATACTATGGTTGTATATGAGTATACAGCTACTAGCGGCCAGACTGTTTTCAGTGGTTCTGATATAAATAGTAATACATTGTCTTATGTTGATAATGGTATTCTTGTTTCTCAGAATGGTATTAACCTTACTTCTGATGACTATAGTACGAATGCTGGTGGTACTTCAATTACCTTAAATGCAGGCGCTACTCTTAATGACGAGATAGCAATAACTTCATTTGAATCTTTCTCTGTCGCTAACCACTATCTTAAATCTGAAGTGTATCAGAAGAGTGAAGTATACCAGAAGAGTGAAGTAGTACCAAAGACAGGCGGTACATATACTGGTTCATTAACAGCAACCTCATTCATTGGTGACGGTTCTAGCTTATCAGGATTATCTTCTATAGCCACCTTTGGTGGTTCTGCTGAGCAGACCTTTTCGGCCATTAATGGATCAGTAGATATTCCAGCATCTGCTACAGGATTATTTGTAACACTAGTAGGTGGTGGAGGCGGTGGTGGTAGTTCTAAGGGTGGCGGTAACAACTCTTATGGAGCAGCAGGCTCTGGTGGAGGAGCAGGAGGTTACTTAGACGCTTACATTCCTCTAACTAACAATACTTCTTTTACAGCTAACTACTCTATAGGCGCTGCTGGCTCAGGGGGTACTCGCTTAGGTACTAATAGTACTGCTGGAACCGCAGGAGGAGCTACTACGCTTAATCTAGGAGCTTTGGGTACTATGACAGGCGGTGGAGGTGGAGCAGGCAGTGCGGATCCAGGGGGTAACGGAGGAGGAGGTAACGGTAGTGGTGGTACAGCCTCTTCAAACATATCTGGTCTAGTTGGTACTGGTAAAAATGGTGGTACTGTTTTTGGTAATGGAACTAACTCTTTGAATCCTTGGCAGGGTGGTCAAGCACTAGAGGATAACACTAAGCCTGATTTCTATGCTTATAAAGTAGTACAGTCAGGTTCTCCATATCCTTCCACCACAAAGTATATTTCTGTTCATGCTCCTACATCAACCATACCAGCCTCTTATGCTGGACATGGTACACAGTCAGCAGGATCTAACCAAGGTAACTACCGAAGAAATGGTAATCATGGCTACCTAGGTGGTGGAGGCAGTGGTGGAGCTAGTAACGTAAACAACTTATCAGGCACAGGCGGTAATGGTGGTGGTGGTTACTTAGTCGTTACAGTTTTAAGTTAAGGATAGAAGATGTCTAATGTACTGACACCCCGTATGAGTTACGATTCATTCATTAGGGTTTACGAGAATGCATATTCTGATGAATACTGTCAAGAAGTGGTAGATGCTTTCGAGAGTATCTCAAGAACTGCTGAAGAAGGTGAACACCACGATCATTCCAATAACAGGCTGCGTAGAGATACCGCAGTTTTTATGGATGACTTCAACAGTGAGGGCATGTCTAAGGAAGAACGCAAGCTACGTGAGAGATTAACAAACACTTTTGCGGAGAAGTTAATTCCCGAAGTAGGTAAGTATCTAAAGGACGTAGGTGAGTGGGAGAATGTAACATGTATCCCTCAGAATATGAAAGTCCAGAAGTATGAGGCTGTTAAGCGAGGAGGTTATTATGCTTTCCATGCAGAGCAATCTTATAAGAGTCTTGATGATCTACGTAGGCTTCTGACATACACGTTATATCTTAATGATGTACCAGAAGGAGAAGGAGAGACTGAGTTTCTTCATCAAGGATTTAGATATCAACCAAAACGTGGCGATCTAGTTCTCTTCCCTGCATTCTTTACGCACACACATAGAGGGAATCCTGTGTTTACGACAGATAAGTATATAGCCACTGGCTGGATGCTTTGGGCAAACAAGCCAGAAGACGAGGTAGAGGGTGATGAATAGTTATTTAGAAGTAGATAGTAATGGATTAGCTATTGGTGGTGTATACAATGATATTGAAGGTATGGCAACTCCAGAGAACTGGGTTGTGTTGGCAGGAGAAGCACAGGTAGGTTGGTCTTGGGATGGTTCTGTATGGATTGCTCCGCCCCCTCCTGCCCCTGTACTTGTCTCTGTAGAGGAATTACGAGAAGAGAGGGACAAGCGTTTAACAGCTTCTGATTTCTCACAATTGTTGGATGCTCCTTTATCTGAGGAGGCTAGAGGCACTTGGCGCAGTTATCGACAGAGCCTTAGAGATTTACCAGAAAACTACACACCAGTGGAGAGTCCAGAATGGCCACAAATAAACATATAAAGGAGACTGTTCATGTCTAGAGGACAAGCAGGATGGAAGTCGAGAGCGCGTAATTTTGCTGATCTCTTAGCATCTAATGGTATGGTTAAAAGTGATAAGGTAGATATGGCATTACCTAGTTATCATAGCTCTAGTGATTTTACTAGCGGTACTTTAGTTACTACTAACATACCAGCTAGTGCTACCTCTGGAGCTTCCTTTGTAATAGAGACAACAGGAAAAAGTTACTCAGGCTCTCAGCCTCCTTTCTCTTTCATAGCTCAAGGTTACTTATATAACAACACCATAATCAACTATAGTGGTTCTAATATTACAGGGTCTAGCCTTACCTATATAAAAGCCATGAATAATGGAGGCTACTTATCTTTCTGGTGGCCTCGTATAAGCTATTGGAACTCGTTTAATGTACACGTAAGGGATGCTGGAGGGTCTGCAAATAACAGAGTTACTTCTATAGGGAACTCTGTAGATCCGTCAGCCGCTACTAAGAAAGTACAGATAGACTTAGAGAGTGGTAGTGGAGGCGGTTTACTAAAAACACACTATTGGCAAGATAGTACGCACAGGAGCTTTGGTCAAGGCGGTATTTATGTACTATCTAACACCTTCTCTCAAGAGGGTACTAATAGTAAATTTATTATTGATTGTGGTATTGTTGTAGGTGCTACTGATAATGTATCAGGCCATATACAACTTTATTATAATGGCTCTTGGCATACTACATCGTTCCGAGGTACTGGCGCACAGCAGGATTATAACAACTCTTCTTGGGGCGATCTAGCCCTTAGACACGAGTCTGGTATGCCTCTAAAACAACACGCTAAGTTTGTATGGCAGCCTAATGTAACAGGAACCCTAGGTGTTAGAATGTATATCCAAGCCGAAAATGGTACAAGGCTTATTAACAGAAGAAACAGTTGGGGTTCGTCACCTAACGACATAACAGGCTTTAGCAGTATTACAGTTCAGGAGTCCAAGGTATGATAGACAAACTAGGCTTAAAGATAGCCGCTTTAGAGTTATTAACAGGAAACTCTGAATGGTGTTATTCACCTGAAGGAGATAACATAGATAACTCTGACTTCTATATTCAGCATGTATGTTATCCTAATGACTATAATGGCCTAAGACCAACTCAAGATGAAGTAGAAAACAAAGCTAACGAGATGTGGTCTGATTATCTTAGTGTTAAATATCAAAGGGACAGACAGTATCCTCCAATAGAGGAACAACTCGATATGCTTTACTGGGATATGAAGAATGGGACATCTACTTGGGCGACCACAGTAGATAAGATTAAGAATGACTTCCCAAAGTAGTCAAGCCACCCCATGTAAAGGAACTATAATGTCAGAGAAAAGATTTGACAGAATAGAGCATAGCTTAGATCGGCTAAGTTCTAAGATTGAGCAGATGTCGGAGGTCGTTACAGCTCTTGCTCGTATAGAAGAGAAACACGTAGCGGTACAACAACGTCTAGATCATCACGACCAAAGATTAAACAAACATAGTGATGCTTTGGATGAATTATTTGTAAACACTACTAAGATGGCAAAGACCTCTGGGAGCAATGAATGGTTTATTAGGATCTTAATTGCTGCTCTTGTCTCAGGTGCAGTGTTTCTTTTAAGGAGTTAATATGTTTGGTTTACCATTAGAAGTTATAACAATGTTAGCTAGTACTATTGGTGGCGCAGTATTCAAACTGATGGGACAAGCACAACAGGATAGAGCAGAACAGTTACAAGCTGCTCTGACTCGTCATGATAAAACAGAAGATAGTATTAATAATGCTAGGAGCTTTCAGAATAAGAATGCTTCTTGGATTAGGCGTTTTCTTGTTATGTCATTCATGGGTATGGCAGTGTTCATACTCGTAGCCCCTCTATTAGGACAACATACTACTGTACCTGTAGAGATTACATCAGGCTTTAAGTTCTTATTCTTTGACTTCACTAATACGGTTACAGAGTATATAACACTAGAGGGCATCGTTGTTCCTGAGTGGTTATCTCATGCAATCATGGCAGTTGTCGGAATGTACTTCGGTCAGTCAATGGTCAGTAGAAAATAACTGTTGACTTTTCATTAAAAATATGGTATAATATATGAATTACTTAGATGCAATCAACTCAGTTCTTAAACGCTTACGCGAAAGGGAAGTAGATACGCCTACCGAGAACGAGTACTCTACTCTTATAGGTATCCTAATAAATGATTCTCTTCAAGAAGTAGAGCAAGCATGGGATTGGTCAGCATTAAGAACATCTCTTACTGTTACCACTTCTGCTGATGTCTTTAACTATGAATTGAATGGTTCTCAGAATAACTTCAAGGTGTTAGATGTTGTGAATACAAGTAGTAAGACTTTTCTTACTTATGCAACAGCACATTGGATGAACCAACAGTTCCTTATCTCCTCTTCTATTTCTGGTTCCCCTAATAAATATTCTTTTAATGGTGTGTCAGCAGATGGAGATACATTAGTAGACTTGCATCCTATTCCTAGTGGAGTTTACTCTTTACAGTTTAACGTAGTGCAGAGATCAGGTGAGTTAACAGAGTCAGCAGATAAGATTACTGTTCCTTCCACTGCCGTTGTCTTGTTAGCATACGCTAAGGCTGTTGAGGAACGTGGTGAGGATAATGGGCAGACAGGTAACAGTGCTTATATAGCAGCTCACAAGGCTATGTCTAATGCGATAGCTTTAGATGCTAACAAACACCCCGAAGAGTTAGATTGGTATAGTGCATGAAACAATTATTAAGTTCTTCCATAGCAGCCCCAGGATTTTTTGGATTAAACACCCAAGAAAGTAGTATAACTCTTTCAAGTGGTTATGCTTTACAGGCAGATAACTGTGTTATTGATAACTTTGGCCGTCTTGGTTCTCGTAAAGGTCATGTTTATAAAACATCATCTGGCGGTACGGGAACAAACCTCCGAGGTATTCATGACTTCATAGATGCTTCGGGCCATGTTGATTTTATCTCATGGGGTGGTACAGATATCTACAAAGGTCTGGAAACCTTAACAGCTTTAACTACAGGTATTACTATTACAGGTGATGATTGGCAAGCAGCAAATCTAGGTGATTCAACTTACCTAGCTCAAGCTGGTCATCCAATGCTTAAAGTAAATAACTCCTTAGTTGTTTCTACCCATACTACAGCACAATATAGTTTTGTTACATCTGCGTATGGTCGCTTATGGGCTGGCAATGAATCAGCCGACAGACATACCTTACATTGTTCTGACTTATTGAACGGCGCTTTCACTGGAGGATCTTCCTTCGATCTAGACCTACGAAAAGTATGGACTAAAGGTGGTGACGAGTTAGTAAGTGTTGCTGGCTTTAACGGCCTTGTCTTTGTGTTCTGTAAGAAGAGTATAGTCATTCTAGGAGATACTAATAATACAGACTTGACTATTACACCTACTACTCTACGAGTGGTGGAAGTACTGGACAATGTAGGGTGTGTAGCTAGAAGCTCCATACAGGCCGTAGGAGACGATTTGTTCTTCTTATCGGATACTGGCTTGCGTTCACTCAATCGTGTCATACAAGAGAAATCTAACCCTATTACAGACCTCTCAGCTAATGTTCGTGATGAACTAACAGAGATGATAGCATCGTCTGCTGAAAATCATATCAATACAATCTATTCTCCAGTAGATGCTTTCTATCTATTAGTATTCCCTACTGCCGAGTTGGTGTATTGTTTTGATACTAGAGGACGCTTAGAGAATGGAGGCTTACGGGTAACTAAATGGCCTAACAGTTCCATCTTATGTGGTACTGCTACAGACACAGCTCTCTACTTTGGTATGGCTGATGGTATATCCCAGTATCAGAATTATCAAGATGGTGGTGCTTCTTATTTCATGGCCTATCACACTAACTACTTTGACTTTGATCAGCCTACAGTAACTAAAATACTAAAGACTGTTGGAGTAACTTTAATAGGTGGTAGTGGACAGACGTTTGTAGTTAAAGTAGGTACTGATTACTCAGATCAACCTCGCTCCTATGTTCGATCTGTTAAACAGAGTAGTACATCTGAGTATAACGTAGCTGAGTATGACGAGGCTGAGTTTACTGGCGGTGGTTCTACAGATCGTATCAAGGTAGCTATAGGAGGTCAAGGTAGTGTTCTTCAATTAGGCTTTGAGGCAGACATTTCAGGTGATCAATTATCAATTCAAAAGTTTGACGTATATGTTAAACAAGGTAGGACTAACTAATGAGTAACTATATTAAGTCAACAAACTTTGCTGTTAAAGATGGTCTAGCAGTAGGCACAGCAGCTAAACGTGTACGTGGTACAGAGATTGATGACGAGTTTAACGCTATCGCCGTAGCTAATGCAACCAAAGCAAATGCTAATAACGCAGCTTTAACAGGAAACCCTACAGCACCTACACAATCTGCTGGTAATAACTCTACAAGGTTAGCTACTACAGCATTCACGGCTGCTGCAATCACTGCTGCTGTACCTACTCAATCTACAATCAATGGGTATTCATACCCTGTAGGTTCTGTATATACATCGGTAGTAGCTACAAACCCAGCTACCTTGTTAGGTGTAGGTACTTGGGTAGCTTTTGGAGCTGGTAAGGTATTGGTAGGCTTAGATGCTAGTGATACTGATTTTGATACTGTTGAAGAGACGGGTGGTTCTAAGACTCATACTCTTACAGAAGCTGAAATGCCTGAACACGATCATACTAACAACCTTCGTGTAGAAGCTAACTCTGCTACTATGGTAGATACATCTAAGTTTTATAATGCTGCTTCTGGTAATGTGCTTGATCATATTACATCAAACTATTCTAGCTCAACCTACACAGGTGACGCTGGTAACGGTGACGCACACAATAACGTACAACCATACATAACTGTATACTTCTGGAAGAGGACTGTATAATGTGGAATTTACTCCCATCTTTGTTAGGGGCTGTTGGTTCCTATCAAGCACAAAAAAAGCTAGGTCAGGCAGGAGACAAGATGTTCTCTGCTGGCGATCAGGCGTGGGATCGTGGTCAGTATAAGCCTTATGGTGTAACTACTGGTGCTGGTGCAGCCTCCTTTGAGGACGGGCAAGCTAAGTTTGATCTAGATCCTCGTTATCAACAACAACAAGATCAGATGTTTGGTCTAGGTAGCTCTGCTCTGCAAGCTGCTGGTGGTGATTATGACCAACTAGCTGGGCAGATGTATGATCGTCAACGTGCTTTAGGAGCTAGTAGTCGTGCTTCTGAAGCTCAAGCATTAGGTGAGAGTATGTTTGGTTCTGGTACACAGGGCTTACGTGTTGCTGGTGAAGCTCTAGGAGCTGGTACTGGTGCAGGAAAACTCAGCCCACAAGGTTATGGCTTTGCTCAAGCGTTTGCACAACAGGATGCTGCTGATAGAGCTAATGCTTTCAACCAAGCACAGATGCAACGTGAACGTGATATAGGTATAGGTTCTAGTATGTTCAGTCAAGGTCAAGCGATTGATCAACTTGGCTTAGGTATGTTAGGTCTTGGTGGTGACTTAGGTTCACAACAAGCTAGCGCACATTCTAATGCTATGAAAAATCTAATCAATGCTTATGGCACTGGTGCTGGTTATATGGCACGTAGAGG